GCGCAGGATGACCAGCGCCATGGCAAGGCTCTGCACCGATACGGCCGCCGCGATCTTGGCCGCCACGAACCGCCCGGCCAGCAGCGCGGCGATGCCGGTCGCATAGGCCGTGAGCCGCCCGAGATTGTCGAAAAGCGCCCCGATGGCGATGCCGAGCGGGCCGGTGGTGCGCGCCAGAGCCGCCATGGCATTGGCCACGATTTCCAGTGCCGGGGCCGCGGCAACCGCGAGCTGGTTCGAGAGCCCGCGCCAGATCAGGCCAAGCCGCGAGATCGCATCGTTGGTGCGCTCGATCTGTGCCGCGTCCTGATCCGACACCACGACCCCGAAATCCCGCACATCCTGCGTCGCCTGGCGCAGCGTCGCCGTGTCGATCCGCGTGAACATCAGCGCGGCCCGGTCCCCGAAGAGTTGCGACGCCACCGCCGCACGCTCGGCATCGGGCACGAACGCGGCCAGCCGGTCCTGAATGAGCGCAATGCGCTGATCGAGCGGGAGCGCCTGCAGCTCGGCGGCGGACAAGCGCAGCCGGTCGAGCGCGTCGACCGCAGGGCCGGTCCCGGCAGCGGCCTGGCTCAGACGTCGGGTCAGCTGCATGGTCGCCTGCTCGATCTGCCCCATCGACACGCCAGCGAGATCGCCCGCGCGCTCGAGCACCTGAATGCTCTCGACCGTCGTGTCGAGCGAAGCCGCGAGCTTGGCCTGCGCATCGACGGTCTGGAGCCCCGAGCGGATCATCGCCGTGGCCGCCGCCGCAATCGCGGCCGCCGCCGCCGCCATCGCCACCCGCGCGCGCCGCGCAAAGGCCGCAAGGCGCGCGTTCGCCATTTCCATCTCGCGCGACAAACGGCCAAAGCCGCGCGCACCGGCCTCGCCGACCCCCTCCAGCTCAGCCTTCACCTGACGCCCGCCGGTCGCAGACAGGCGGACGCTGACGCGTTTCTCGGTCATGAGGGTCCTCCCACCCGCGTTTCCATCTGGTCGTTGAGCTTGCGCACCATCACCGCCTCAAGAACGGGCAGGAGTTCGGCGGCAGCGCGGCGGTCCACGCCCAGCGCGTCGGCCATGGCCAGCGCCGCGCCCATGTCCCAGCCGAGCACGACGCCAGGGACGGCACGGATCTGGCCGCCGAGCCGCCCTGCCAGATCCCAGACCTGCCAGCCCTCATGCGTGCGCGGCGCGTTCAGGACTTGCGGGCAGTCTTCGCAGCTTTGCGCACAGGCTGCGCAGTACCCTTCGCCCCCGCCGTAGACCCAATCGGCGAGGGCGCGGAGACGTTTTTTTCCGCGTCCAGCTCCAGACCCTTCGCGACGTACCCCATCTGGAAGCGCTCGAAGATCGGCCAGATATCGAGGAGGGCTGCGATGCCTTCGGGGCTGACCGACACCGGCTCGCCATCAACGTCACCGACCCCTTCCCAATCGAGGATGGCACGTTCGGCCAGCGCCTTGCCGAAGATCACGGCGATCTCGTCGTCGCCGGTGCCCTCGGGCAGAGTGCGCACAGCCGGATCGCTGCGCGCCGCGACCATCAGCGCGGTTGTGAGCGGTGCAACCCGGACGCGCACGCCAAGGCAAAGGGCAAGCCAATAGGGCTCACGGGCGAGGTTCAGGCGCAGCATTTCTGAAAACCTTTCTGAAAGGAAAGAGGTCTAGAACGAGGCCATCTGTGGCGCTCGGGGTGATCGATGGCTGATGGGTATGGGAAGCATGCTTACGGCGCAGGCCCGGTCGATACCTGGTCTGCGCCGTCAAGCGGCCGCAATGCGCCGAGCCGGTTTGACCGCATGCTCTTTTTTTGGGCGGTGCTTGGCTATGCCATTTGGGGCGTGACGGTTGCTGTGCTCTTATCCGTTTGTCCCGACTACGCGGTGCGCTCAGAATGTCTCAAGATTGTTGATCAGAGTGACCGTGCACATCCGCCCCAGCGTGCTGTCGCGGGCGGCCTGCCAGTCGAAGGTGGCCTGCACGCCTTGGGGCCCGGCGATCTCGATGCGCGGGCGCGGCAGATAGACGGCATGGGCGGTCAGCACCAGGCTTTCGCCCGTTGGCAGCGCGTAGCCGAAACTCAGCGCGCAGGGATCGCCGTTGATCGCCTGATCGACCAGCACCTGATCGGCGAAGCGCACCTCGATCCGGCCCGTCAGCGCCGCGATTGACGGGTCCGCGCCGTCGATCCGCCCGTCCGACCGGATGGTTTCCACCCGGTCGAGGGCATTAGCATAGGTGATTTCGGCCGAGACGATGTTGCCAAGCGCCGTGCCGTTGCGCGTGATCGCCCCGTTGAAATGCCCGAACCGCTGCAGGCCAAGCTCGGCCAGCGTGCCCGCAGCAGATGCGGCTGCGATGCTTTCACCCTGCGCAACGAGGCTCGCGGTCGCGGTCAGCAGCCCCGAGCGCTGCATCTGCCACGAGAGCGTGTCGAGCATGCAGCCCGAATACATCGCAAACCGCGGGATCTCTGGCATGCCGGTCTCGATCGACAGCGACGGCAACGACCAGCCGCCAGAGCGGAACTCGTGGCTCCAAGGCGCTGCCGTGGCCGTGGTAATCGGCTGGCCAAACGCCGCCTTCAGCCAGAAGCCGAACGCCTGCGCATCGATCGGCAAAACGACATTGCCGTCCGCCGTCACCGCGTCCTTGATCGGCGGCAGCGGATCGCGGCCATAGCCCAGCAACTCCGAGTTCAGCAGCGGTTGCTCGGACCCCAGCGTCGCGCTGGCAAACGGCATCCGCACAAAGCCGCTGGCGGGCGGCGTGCCATAGGTCGTCTCGAACGCAAGCGCCATCTGCGCCCGCGCCCCTTGGGCTCGTGCCATCGTGTTCTCCTATTGTTTGTGGGGATCAGCCGAGCGGATCGGCCGTGGAATAATGCAGGATCACCGGGACCACTGCCGCCTTCAGGCTGGCAGCACCCTCGACCGGCAGATCGACCGGACGCGGGGCTTCGGCCTCAATCCAGTCGCAGAGGCCCCCGAGCGTGCGGTCGGCAGAGATTGCCGCGCCGATGCTGGCGGTCAGCGTGTCAAAGGCGACGTCGCGGGCGGTGCCTTGCACGATAGCCTCGATCTCGGCCCGGTGTTGGTAATGGTAGCGCAAGGGCGACAGGGTCACTTCCGGTTCCCCCGGCTCGCCGTCGCGCAGGATCAGCAGGCCATCTGCCAGTATGCGCTCGGGCAGAACCCCACCACGCAAGGCGGTGGCAGGCAGCGTTGAGAGCCGCGCGTGCAGCGCGGCGAGGATGGTTTCGCGGGAGGTGGGCATACTTGCTCAATCTATTGTTCGTCAGCGCAGCAGCAGCTTCGAGACCTGATCAGGGCGAAAGCTCGAATGCAGCATTCGACACGAGGGGACGGATTGCGGACAGTCGATACATCAAGCACCACGGTCTGCTCTTCGGACAAAGTGCCCATTCGCAGCGGCTGCGCCAATGTCTGCTATCGATCAAAATTTCAAAATGGCATCCGCCGCACGGCGTCCGGACATCAATGCACCATGCGTCGTACCCAGGTGATCAAACTCAGGGCACCTCTATAAATTGCCCCACCCCCTGCACTGCGGTATGGTGAGGCAGTGAACCGGCAGTGGAGATGCGGCGATGGCGCAGATGGGTTTTTTCGATCTTTCGGACCGTTATGCGAGCTTGGACGCCAAGAAGGACCCGCTGGTCGAGATTGACGCCGTGGTGCCGTGGGAGGAGTTTCGCCCGTCTCTTGAGCGGGTCTGGCGCAAGCCGGATGCGGATCGCAAGTCCCGGGCCGGGCGCAAGCCGATGGATGCGGTGTTGATGTTCAAGACGCTGGTCCTGAGCGCGCTCTACAACCTTTCCGACGACCAGATCGAGTATCAGGTCCGTGACCGGTTGTCTTTCATGCGCTTTTTGGGGCTTGGTCTCGGCGACCGGGTGCCCGACGCCAAGACGGTGTGGCTGTATCGCGATGCGCTGGCGCAGGCCGGCAAGGTGGAGGAATTGTTCGGGTTGTTCGACGGTCATCTGGCGCGGCGGGGCTATATTGCGCGGGGTGGGCAGATCCTGGATGCCTCCATCGTGCCGGTGCCGCGCAATCACAATACGCGCGATGAAAACGCCGCTATCAAGAGGGGCGAAGTGCCCGAGGATTGGGCTGATAAGCCAGCGAAACTGGCGCAGAAGGACGTGGATGCACGTTGGACGAAAAAGCACGGCAAGAGCCATTACGGCTACAAGAACCACGTGAACGTGGACCGCACCCACAAATTGGTGCGCCGCTATCACGTCACCGACGCCGCTGTGCATGACAGCCAGACGGTGGACCACCTGCTGATGCAGGGCAATACCGGGTCTGGCGTGTGGGCAGATTCAGCTTATAGGTCCGAAGAGATGGAGGCCAAGCTGCGCGACCGGAAGCTGAAAAGCCACATCCACCGTAAGGGGAAGCGCGGCAAGCCGCTGACTGAACAAGCCAAGGGCAGTAACCGGACGAAATCCTCGGTGCGGGTCCGGGTCGAGCACATTTTTGGCGCGCAAGCCAACGACATGGGCGGCACCCTGGTGCGCACGATCGGCCTGGTGCGGGCCAAAGCAAAGATCGGGATGAAGAACCTCGCCTACAACATGCGCCGCCTCGGCCAACTGGGTCGCATCAACCCGCACCCCGCCTGAAAAACGGTCGCCCACAGACGCAGATCGTCCTGCGCATCGCGAAAAACGGCCCTGAACCGAAGGTCCGCGAAGCGAATTGGGCAGCACATCATCAAACCCAACGCAACACTCGGTCAGCTGAAGGTCGCTGACGCGCTTCGGGCGGAACCTGCTATGCCGTTGCCGCGAAAACAGTCAAAAATCGAGGTGCCCTCTGGCTGGTGCGGTATAAACGGGATGGCCGCGCGGCATCGAATTTGCAATTCTTCCTATTCACCACAGGTACGGTATCGACCGGCTCATTCCTTGCCCGGCTCATCCCCGACCAACCTGTCGCTCCCAGCGATGCGGTGCCGTTGATCGATCTTGCCAATACGGCGCTCGCCCAATCAACGTCTAAACTCATCGCGCCGATTGCCGCCGCGTTCAACGCACTTAGTGATCCCGAGAAGCAGGACTTCCTCGAGCGCATCCTGATCCTCGATGGCAGCCCGCGCATCGGCGAAGTCCCGATAATCATAAGGGACAAACATATGCGAAGCATCCGGCGCGAGTACCGCGAGTTCGTCTTCGAGCGGCTTGAAGGCTGGTGGACCGATGCTGTGATCAAGCAACTGACCGGCGCTAGGCCGGAAGGAATCTTCGGCTACGAGGTCTCGGACAAGCTCTCCAATTTCGCAGAAGAATACAAGGCTGACAACCTGCCCATCACTTTCCGTGGAAAAGTGCCAGGCGACGAGATCGACACCGATGCCGATCCGCGCCTGTTCGTGGCGCAGCTGCGCGAAATCGGTATCTCGTCCAACCGGATTAGAAGTGCGATCCTAGACTACTATAGAGCGTTCGCTCAGCGGTCGGCTTGGGCACGTGAGAGCCTGCTTGTTTCGGGCGAGGTCGAAGAATACGAGGAGCGCCTCGCCGACGAATGGAGCCGCTACAAGGATGTCGCTTTCGAGAAATTGAAAGATGACAGCGCGGAGGACGCGCTACGCGAAGCCGGCGCAACTCTTTTCACCTGGGCGGAATTTGAGACAGGGAAGATCGAATCTTTGCGGATCCGCGCACGGGTGACTGAGCCTTATGTTCTTCGTGGTAGCTTTCACATTCTGGCAGATGCCAAGCGTGAACCGAGGGTCTATTGGCATCCGAGGTTCATCGACCGTCTCGGCAAGGTGTTGGGGGTGGTCTCGTGAAGCGATGGGACCAGCGCCCCTTCGAGATTCGGAACCTTTTCAACCCTGCATTCTGCGGCCTGGTTCTGTTTCGTGGCCTGCACGGCTACGAGGAAGACGACCCCCGCGGTATGCCCTTCTCGCTGTCGCTACTTGTGCTGCCCCTGTGCCTGCACAAGGATTCGCGCGAATTGATTGCCAGCAGTCCACGCAGCTACTTGCTCAAAACTGCGGAAAAGCATCAGCAAATTATGGTGGGATTTGCTGCCCGGGTCACGCAGATGTTGCCGTATGCCTTCGAAGGGTTCGGTCTGCTGATGGAAAGGGGTTGCATCGCTGTGGCGAACGACGGTCGCATCCGGACCGTACCTAAAATGGTGCGAAAGGCCGTCGATGGAACCGGAACCGCCGAGACCGTCGCCTGCCAGAAAGTGGCGCGCATTGTCGGCAGAGAATTTGCACGCATCGCCGATCGGGCGACCGTTTACACGACTTTCGGGATTCGTCCATGAAGATCAAATCCATCCACATCTACAGCCATGACGGCCAACGCCGTGACCTGCAGTTAAAGATAGACGGGCTAAATATCATCACCGGTCGCTCCTCCACCGGCAAGTCCGCGCTCTCCGCGATTATCGAATACTGCATGGGACGATCCTCCTTCAATGTCCCGGAAGGGATTATCCGCGATAAGGTTGCTTGGTTCGCGGTGATCTACCAGTTCGAGAAGGAGCAGGTGCTAGTCGCCAAGCCGACCCCGTCTGGCGGTGGTGCCAGTTGCAGCACAGCAATGCTGCGGCGCGGCACCAAGTTGCAAATACCCGAGTTCAAGGATCTCGCGGTCAATACCGACGACGACAGCATCGTCGAACTGCTGTCGCGCTTGCTTGGCATTCCCGAAAACCGCACAGAAGTCGCGCTTGAACACAGCCGCGACAGCTACGACGCAAACATCAAGCACACATTCTACTACCTCTTTCAGAAGCAGGGAATCGTCGCCAATCCGGACCAACTTTTCTACCGCCAGAACGAGCCGCACCAGCCGCAAACGATCCGCGACACGCTGCCGATCCTGCTCGGTGTTTCTTCCAATGAACGCTACGAGCTGGAATCTAATCTACGCAGAGCGCAACGGGAACTGAAGATCAGCAACAAGAAGCTGGAGCTGGCGCGCGTTGCCGTCGATACGTCACAAGTGCAGGCGATCGGTCTGAGCTCAGAAGCCAAGACGGTCGGAGTCATTGGCAATACCGACGAAAATCCGAATGCCGACCAGATCATCGAAGCATTGAGGCTGGCGCTTTCGTGGAAGCCCGAAACGGTGCCGGACGACGACGCCAGCCGAATTTCCCATCTAGAGAATGAGCTGGCCCAATTGCGCCAGGATCGGCGAGACACCCAAGCCCGGATCGACGCAGCGCGACAGTTCGCTAAAAAGGCAGGCGGCTACGAAAGTGAGGCCGCCGAACAGATAGACCGGCTCGCCTCGATCAAGGCTCTGCCGAAGAACCCCGACAGCGGCGAATGGCAATGGCCGTTCAGCGAGCGGAATCTGGCGCTGGAATCCCCGGTCGCCGTCGTCCTGCTCAACGAGCTTGAATCGCTCGACAAGGAGTTGCGGATCGCTACCGGCCAGCGCCCCAAGCTCGAAGCCTACTTGGCCGACCTGACTGGCAAGGCGGACGAGATTGCGGGGGCTATCAAACAGAAGGAAGCGGAGCTGTCCGCGGCGATTTCAGCCAATGAATTCATCGCCCAGCTGGGTAACCGTAACAATGCGGCCGCGCGCGTGGTGGGCCGCATCAGCCTCTTTCTCGAGACGCTCCTGCCCGACGAGGACATTGCCAAACTGGAAGCGGAGAACCGCCGTCTCAACAACAAGGTCAAGCAGCTTGAGGGGCAGATCGGTGCGGACGACAGCAATGAACGCCTAACATCGATCCTCAACAACATCTCTACGCAAGTAACGAATTACATTCGGAAATTCGATGCCGAATTCCAAGTCCCTGCGCGGCTCAGCTTGCCGCAGTTGACGATTATCTTTGATCGCCCCGAACGTCCGGTCCCAATGAGCCGCACCGGTGGCGGCGAGAATCATCTTGCTTACCACCTGTCGGCTTTGCTCGCCCTTCACCTCTTTGCGGCGCAAAACAACCGCCCGATCCCGCGCTTCCTCTTGATCGACCAGCCAACCCAAGTCTACTTTCCGTCCGAGCAGGTTTACAAGGACGCTGACGGCTCGGTGCAAAAGACTGAGTCCGACGCCGACCTTAAGGCGGTGCGTAGGCTGTTCGATTTGTTGTTGAAGTTCACTCAAGTGGATGTTCCCGGTTTCCAGTTGATCGTCACCGAGCATGCGAACCTCCGCGAGCAGTGGTTTCAGGACGCGCTGGTCGAAGAACCGTGGACCAAACCGCCCGCGCTAGTTCCCGAGGATTGGCCGCAATAAAAGGCAAACTGATCCGCCAAGCCACGGTGCAACTGCATATTTCGGGAAAGCGCAAATCCTAGCAGCCGCATTGGGCCCCCGCATGGGTCGGCTTTGCGTCTTTCGCGTAGCACCAGATTTCGTGGCTGAGTGCTGAAATCGCAAATTGATCTAATCGGGCCGCGCTTTTGAGAACGCCTCTTGTCAACGTCTGGTCAACCGCCGAATGCAATTTTGAGCACTTTAGGAAGCGCTGAAATCCGTCGAAACAAGGCCAAGAAGTGCGAGTTCAGTTCGCGATATCAATGGCTTATCGTGTAAGTCATTGAAAAGAATCGCTTTGATTTTAACGCTGGGCTACGGCTCATAACCTGAAGGTCGTAGGTTCAAATCCTACTCCCGCAACCATCTCAACTTGCGAACCGCCGGTCCCAGTGGCCGGGGTTCGTGTTTGAGCCGATACCTCAAG